GTGTATGCTTTGGTTAAATCGTTTTTGAGTGCATTCCATTGACTAGCGAGGATTGTTGTTCCTACACTAACTGAAGGTGCTGTGGTTGATTGATTATATCCTGTTGCAGAGGTTCCTGTTCCTGCAGGTGTACCCATTACAGTTACCATTTTGTTTCTGAGAGCAGTATATTCTGCTTCGCCTATTGTTTGTCCTACTGTTACAGCCATTATGTTCCTCTATATATACGCAGTTATTTATACATAGTCTAATGTTAGAAATTTTACTTGTGATTTAATTATATAACAAAGAACATACTGTGTCAACAGTTTTTTTATAAAGTTGAAACGTTTGAATATGAAGGAGTTGCTACAGACACATTAGAACCTGTAGCTCTCAGCTGTTGAATAGAACTTGTGATTCTACCTTCAACATCCTCATCAACTGGTCCAGATCCTGCTCCAAAACTCTGTTGATCACCTGTGTCATCATCACGGAATTGAACTCTAAAACGTAGTACGCTATTGCTGTCACGTTTAGCAGCAATATTGTAATCATTTTCAGCATAAACTCCACTACCAGTTTTAGTAAAAATTGTTTGATAACTTGTGGTTAGATCATTGTTTCCAATATTTGATCCAGTGCCTGTTCCGGTTGCTGATGTTTGTGTATAATTAAATTTGATTGTGCCCATATTACTCAAAAGAGTTGCCCAATCTGTACCTTTAGGATCATTTCCTCCTGATAGATTTGCACTAAAACGGATTTCTCCACCACTGTTAAAAAAGTATCTTCGCTGGTTTGCATCTGCAAAAGTAACTGTAAACACATGTTCAATGACACCATTCCAGGCAGTTGTTCTCGTGCTTGATATTGCAGCTTCTACTGAACTATTACCTGGATCTAATAAAAACTTGTTTGTTTCTAGAATTCCTACTGCTGTGTCGTAGTCATTAAAACCTTTGTCTGTTTGATCTAGGTTATCAGGGTCAGTTCCGCTTGCCGCTGCACCAATAACATCACCTACACCTATGTTTCCTATAGATGCATTACTTCCAAGTTGATGATTGTTTGCTTTGTTGATATCAATTCTTAAGCCATCCATGTCTAGAGCTGTGATATCAGCACCAGCATTTATTTGAGAACTAGATAAACTTTGACCATAACCGTCTGTGCCAGATCCTGTACCCATAATAGTAGCAACTCTACTTTGCAAACCATTGTATTGGGCAGCTGTAATAATATCGCCTGTGTTTACTGACATGTTTTAAATCCTTTAAGTGCGTATATATTTATTTTTTTAAACAGCAATTTCAACGATTCTGATGCCAGATTCGTTGTTGTCTTCTAGGCATTTGCCTACTACGCAGTAAGGATTTGGAGTAGCACTGTCTTTTGCAAGAGTAGTTGCTGTTCCTGCTACTGGTCCAGTGACTAATATGTCACCTTTCTTTACAGGTCCTTCTACTTTACAAGGCACTCGTCCTTTTAACGCAATAGCAACGCCCTCAATATCGCTGTTCATTAAATGTGCCGGTGCAGTTGAAACTACACCTGCTAATCTTGAATCACAGAAACTGTTACATTCTGTAACTTCTGCATCTCCGCCAAACACAAGCACTGTGCCCGGTTCATAATCTTTGTCTGCTCTATAGTTCTCAGCTAAGTCAGCGTATTTTGCTTTTGTTGCAGTACCTTGGAATAATACTGCACTAAGATTGCCGCTTCCGTCTCTAACTGCAACAGTGTTTGATGTTGCACTTGTTGAACCTGAACGAGCAGTACCACTCATGTCAAGAGTTAAACTTGTGCTTGCTGTACCTGAGAAATTGTTTGCATACATTGTGTTAAATTTATTTGAAGATGACCCAATGTCAACAGTTTCTGTTCCTGACGGACTTGCATAACTTGTAAAGTTACTGTATCCTGGTAGGATTGCAGAACTTGTAATACGCAAAGGCATTTTTTGTGCAGCACTTGGGTTTTGAACTTGGATATAAATTTGTTGTCCCTGTTCGTTTGCTATTAAACCTTTGTTATCATCTACAATCTTTATAGCAAGGTCATTTGAATTACCAATAGCAATTCCAACATCTGCAAATTCAGTCAGTGTAGTAAAGGATGTAGGTGATCCCGGAGTTGACACAACATAATTACTTGCATCAACACCAGCAAGTTTTAATGCGTTACTTGCTGTACCCCAGAAATAATGATCTGTACTTGTAACGCCGCCCGTTGAATTAATAGTATTTTTTAGTGTAACACCTTTTCTTACTACATCAAAACCTGGGTAATTTGAAGCGTCTTCAGTTCCAATTGTAAATGATGAATTACTTATAATATGTATTACTTCGTCATTTACAACACTCTTAATTATTGATCTAGTTGTACCTGTGTTATCTCTTACACTTGAACTTTGGAATTGTGTTACTGTTTCACCAACACCTTGTGGACCAACTAGTACAAAAGAAGTTCCGTTATATGCATATAATTGCTCGTTGTTAGTGTCCCACCAAAAATCGCCTTCAGATAAGCCAGCTGGGGTAGAGCCGCTTACTTCTGCGCCGCCTGTGGTACGCCATTTAGTTCCATCGTAGAATTTAAGTTTGCTATTTGCTGTATCAAACCAAATTTGTCCGTTTAGTGCTTTTGGCGGAGCGTTTCCACCTGCAAAATTTTCTAATAAAAATACAAAATTTTCGTTTTGTATTTCACCATATCCAGCGTAGTTTTTACCAACTAATTTAAGGTCAGTAGTTTGGTCAAGTGTACCATCCTCAACTACGGTAAGCTGGGTTCCATCATATTTGTTTATAGTATATGCCATTTTTTACCCCTGTGCATTATAATTATTTATCGCATTTTGCATATTAAGTTACCGACTGCAATGTGGCTCCTTGGAAAACCCATGCTCCTCCGCCTGTTTGATACTCATATATGTAGCGTGTTGCTGTAAGATTTACAGCACCCGATGCATTGTTTGCAGCAGATACATCTTGAACTACAGATTCAGTTCCTGTTCCTGCAGCGTCTCTTACAGTTACATAGGATTTTTCTAGCACTGCTGTACCATCTGTTGTAATAGATACGTCAATTCCTGTAACTGTTGAACCACTATATGTAGTTGCTAGTACAAAACAAGTTGTGCCATTTTCCAGTGTAGTTGGATCTAGTAAATTTGTAAGCAAGTTCTTAACACTATCTTGCGGTCCAAAATTTGTTACTCCATCATAACTGCTTATTGGACTTGGATCACTCAAACCTGTAATGTCCATAGAAACATGCCTTGTTTCGTTGGCAACCTCTGCATCCACATATGCTTTGGTAGCAGCATCCTGTGCAGCTGTAGGATCAGCCAATCCGGTGATATTCTGTGAATCAATTGTTATATCGCCGCCGGCAACAATATTAAGTCCTGTTCCGTTTATTCTAGTAATTGTTGCGGCATTTAGATTTATATCATCAACTGTAAGTTCTGATAGTGTACCTATGCTAGTCAAACCACTTGCTGTAGAAACCGTACTTCCTAATTCTGTTCTACTTAAAACGTTTGTTCCGTCAATTTTTAAATGTGCAACAGAATTATTAGGGTTAGAACGTATATCTATATCTTGGTTTGACGTCCAACTTGCTGTTGATTGTGTCCAAGTAAAATCCTTAGACCCTTGTGTACTTCTTACTATAATACCAGCACCGTCAACTTGACTATCATTTCCTTCTGTGCTATCATCTAGTAATGCCAACTCTATATTTTTATCTTCTACTCTTAGAGTTGTAGTATTTAAAAATGTGCTGTCTCCTTCAACAGTAAGATTGCCTCCTACTGTCAAGTTACCTGTAAAATTTCCATTTCCTGTTACATCAAGTGCAGCTGTTGGATTAGTTTTCCATAAACCTATATAATCTTCACTTGTATCAACATAAATTGCGTTTTTAAAACTACTTCCTGTTCTAACACGTAAAGCAAAATCTCTATTACTTTGTTGTGTTTCTATGGTGCTAGTTGTGCCAACAACCTTAGCAATCATATATTCAGTGTCGCCAACACCTACGCTTAAACCAGCACTATTTTTAATTCTAATACTGCCAGTGGTTGCACCGTTGGCGTCGGTAGGTAAGAAACTTGCTGCAGATTTAGATTCTCCTGCATCATTTATTAATCCTTCTGCACTGCTTGCTATCCCATTCCATTTAAAAGTAGAGCTTACAGGATTGAATCCTTGTTTTAGTAACTGTCTTTTTGGAAAGAAAGTGTCATCTGCCCATTCAGGAAATCCTGCTATAGCATATTCGGTTGGCACAATAAATTGTGCAGGAGCATAAATTCCTACAAGCGTGTCGCCTAAAAATAATTTTAAAATAGTGCGTTGAACATCAGTGCTATCTAATTGACTTGTAACTTCAAATCCTGTTTTACCTTGCCCAGCACTGTAGTCTGGTCCTACAAGAGTTAATTGACCACCGTCCCAAATGTATAATTTATTATTAGTATTATCAATCCATAAATCACCAACACTGAGATCATCTGTTGAAGGTTGTGTACTGCTAACAACTGTTCCATTTGCTGGTCTAAACGTTTCTCCATCGTACACTTTAAGCCTGTTGTCTTGTTTGTCAAACCAAATTTGACCAACCATTGGATTTGCTGGTTGGCTTGTTGATGCAAAATTTTCTAACAAACTAATAAAATTTTCGTTAAGAAATTCTCCAAAACCTTTGTAATTTTTTCCAATAAGAGTTAAATCAGTAGTAGTATTATCTAATATACCATCTGTAAGATCAACTAGTAATTGTCCGTCTGTTCTATTTAATCTATAACTCATTTTACGTTCCTGTATAAATTATGTAATTTATTGTTATATAAGGACTCATTATATTAATAGGAGTACCTAAACTATCGTCTGTTAAAACACCACCACTGGATGGATATGCTTGAGCATTTCCTGTTCCTGTTGGTGCGTCATACACTACTGCTTCCGGATCATTAGGTGTGCCCGAAACGTCTCTGATTGCATAGTATTGATCTCCACTATCTCCACGTAGATCGTGTTCGTGTTCAGGTAAGTTTTCAGTTTGAATTGTAACATCTTCTGAGCCATCTTTTGCACCAATAACATCAGCTGCTGCAGCTGTTACTACGTCAGCACTTGTTCCGCCCATGTTATCAGCACCCATTGGCACACGACCTCTTAAATCAGGCACAGCAAATTTTCCTACTGTTGGACTTGCTTTGTATGTTGTTCCAATTACATCATATAGCTGACTATAGACTGCAATATCTACTTCACTACCATCACACAGTAACCAACCGCTTGGTGCTGCTAAACCTGCATAAGGAGCAATTAGTCCTACTGGCGTTCTTGGAACTGCTGCAAGTAGATTTACTCTTGAAATTTTCTTTAGGCCAGTATCACCGCTTGTTCTGTTTATCAAAAATTCGTCATCAGCTTGTGACTGTCCAACTGTTGGTTTTCCAGCAACTATCTGGTTACTGATAGATGTATTGAATATTTTTGTACTTCCTCCTGTTTGTCCGTCAAAGACTACATCAGGAGCAGAAACATCGCCTGTTATCCTAAAAGTACTTGCTGAAGTTAATTTATCAGAGCTACCTGCTCGGCCACTAACTGTACCACTTACGTTTCCAGTAAGATTTCCAACAAAAGTTGTTGCAAACATATTTGCATATTTTGCACTAGAACTACCTATATTCCTTGTGTTGTTTTGATCTGGTAATATTTGAGAAGTTGTTATTGTTCCTAGTACACCAAGATTTTCACCTACGTTAATATTTTTAGCAACACCCAATCCGCCTAGTGTAGTAATACTACCTGTGCCAAAAGTGTTACTTTGTGTTGTATCATTTACTTTTATAAATCCACTAGATTGAATATTACCTGTTACATCAAGTGCTTCATCTGGTGCTACATTATTGATACCAATTCTTAAATTGCTGTCAACTCTTAGTGCAGTTTTCAACAAGCCGTCATTTTTCACCTGTACATCAACACTTGCTCCTGCAATATTGTGTCTAATAACACCAATATTACCTTCAATACCAATGTTCATTTCCGCATTGATACCGTAGTTTATTCCTGTATTGTTTTGAACGTTTAAAGGAAATGATGTAGTACTTGTTGTATCTCCTCTGAGGAAATTACCTGCAGCAACAGTGTTACCGCTGACTATTAAACCTTCTGCTTTTTCAGCAGTCCCGTAAAATTTAGCAGCACCGTCACCTGATATATTTGCTGTTGATAAATTAACTCCAGGTTGTATTGTACTAAACCCAGGAATAACAACTTTAGGTGTAAAACTTTGTGTGCTTATAAGTGCAACAGGTGCTGCATCCACTTCAATTTGTAGAACATTGTAAGTTTGATCATCTGTTCCTATAACACTTAATGGTGATGCTCCTGTTGATAAACCATCACTGAACTCTGGTCCTACCAGTACCCAACCACTACCTGTGTATAGATATAATTGTTGGTTATCTGTGTCTGCCCATAAATCACCTATTTGACTTTGTGAAGCATCTGGTTCGCTTGTTGCTTTCTTTAGTCCACCACTTGGTATCCAGTTTGTACCGTCATAAACTTTTAGTAACTCAATGCCAGGAGTTGAATCATACCATAATTGTCCTTCTACTGGTCTACTTGGCTCTGTAGGAGCGGCAAAATTTTCTAAGAGATGTAAAAAGTTTGTTGCTATTGCAGGACCATAAGCAGTTTCATTTCTACCTGGTATGCTCAAGGAAGTTTCTTGATTAATGGTTCTATCTTCAATGGTAATAGTACCCTTGTTTGCTTGATCT